TCCGAAAAGTCCTTAGAGCAACTAGAGAAGGAATGGATACCGAAAGACCTGATAGCATTCACTGAGGCGCTTGGCTATGACAACGCACCATTCCACACAGAGTGGTACAATTACCTGCAAAACACGTTTAGCCCCCTCAAAACTAGCCCTAACAAAGAAAAGAAACACTTGCTCTTATGGCCTAGAGGTCACGGTAAAACAACCAGCATCATCCTCTACATACTGTGGCTCATCGGCAACCACCATGACATACACGTTAACATCATAAGCAAAACCGCCACGTTAGCCGAAAGCATCCTTACGGCTATTATGACTTACATCGAAACCTCAGAGGATTACCACGACATCTTCCCCGAAGTAAAGCCGAGCCGACGTAAATGGACAAACCAGCAGCTAATCATACAACGCCCTGAAATCAGCAAGAACCCCACGCTTAAAGCAACGGGGCTTATGGGCCCAATCACAGGTGGCAGAAACGACCTAATAGTATGCGACGACATCATAGACGAAGAAAACGTGCGCACACGCCTCCAAATGGAAAAAGTGAGCACATGGTTCAACAAAATTTTAATCCCCACATTATATCCCTGGGGCGGAATCATCACCATAGGTACCCGTTGGCACTACGCTGACATCTACACTGAACTCTTAAAAAAATGGTCTTACGACATTAAACCCGCCTTCACAATTAAAGACGGGAAAGAAACAGGTGACGTGTTATGGCCTAAGTATTGGCCTCGCAAACGCTTAGAGGAACGCCGACGGGAAATGGGCACCATCATCTTTAACTGTCAATACCAGAATGATCCAACAAGTATGGAGGGTGACCTGCTTAAAGGCAAGTGGCTGCAACCGTGGGAAACTCCTCCGCCTCACTGGTGTGAATACTACGCGGGATTAGACCCGTCATTAGGTGAACATGACTACTTCGGTATTGCCACATTAGCGTATGACCGCAAGGGCAACCAACGCTACCTCGTGGACGTATGGGCTGAGCATCTGCCTTTTCCTGACATTATGAAAACTAAGATTCCGCTTCTGCACGCGCAGTACAAATATGTGAAAATGTATATGGAAACCAACTTCTGGCAGAAACTATTGTTGAATATGCCTGAGCTTAAAGGCTTACCTATTGTTCCCGTTAAAACAGTGCGTGACAAGACCAGCCGCTTCATCAGTATGAGTAGCCACTTTGAAAGTAAGCGTGTACTTGTTAATCCGTTACTACTTCGTAGAAGCGAGTTTTGGACCGAGTGGGTGCAGTTTCCACGTGGACAACATGATGATGCGTTGGACGCGACGGAGATTGTTGTAAGCAAAATTGTCAAGTCGCAACCTGCGAAGCCTAGTTACCTGTTGATTGGAAGTCACACATAATGACTAAACCTAGAGGATACAAAGTGATGAAAGACGGCACTATGATAATTCACCCGGACATAGGCGCAGACGTAGCTACAAGCAGCGATAGCATTCAGATTCCCCAAGTTGACACAGATGAAGGCGCAGGCTTCGGCGACACCATAGCGGACTCCGATAGGGCGTTTGCTGCGGAACGCGAGCCTGTAGCACACTTCTTAACGTATGGCGTGGCTGCGGACATCACGGAGAAATGGTTTCTCATAAATGACCCTGACACTGAAGAGGCTGACCCCGCGTTAGACCGCACTGTGCAAGCGTCACTGTCAAAGCTGAAGTTTAAAAAGCATTTAACGGAAGCGTTAGAGTCCGAGCGTGTCTACGGCAAAAGCCTGCTTGTAGGCGCTTTCAGCGACGCGAAAACCGTTGATATGCTTGAGCAACCTTTGAAGAGCGGTAGTGAACTGCTACAGTTAGCAGTGTATCCCGGTACGAAAGACCGTGCGAAAATTAAAGAGTTTGAAGTAAGCAGTAAAGACCAAGATTTAAACAGTAGTCGCTACGGTGAACCCGTCGTTTACAAGTTAAACCGTGGCGGCGGCAGCTTCCTTTATGTTCATTATACGCGTGTGTGCGAAGTGCAGACCCGCAGTAACGCCGCGAGCGTTTTAGATCCTATTTGGGACGACCTTACATGCGGACGCAACATAAGGTGGGGGGCTAGTCAGTGGATGTACCGTACTGGCGGCGGTTTTCCCGTGGTGGGGTTTCCTTCCCGCACAACCGCTACGGAACTGGAGTCTTATCATGATAGTGGCGCATTCAGGAATTTGATGAGTCGAACCGCCATTTTCATATCGCAGAATAGCCAAACAGAAAACGACGGTATGACCTTCAAGTTTGAGGGTGCGCAGGGCAGGGCGTTGAATCCTCAGCCGTTTTTCCAAACGAACCTTGAGCAAATAGCTATTGCCACGGGGATTCCTCAAGCGAAGCTTGTTGGTGCTCAAGCCGGAGCGGTTACCGGTAGCGAAGTGAACGTGCAGGACTACTTCAAAGTTATAAGTAGAGAACAAGCGAAGATTGAAAGTGTTGTCAGGTGGGTTATTGATCGCCTTGCTGAATCCGGTCAGCTCTCGATGGTTAAAGCCGCCGTTGACAAGGGTAGCGACAATTATCAGGTTAGCCTTCTTAAAAAGATGTTAAAGCGGGTTTTGCGTCGTGATTACCGGCATAAAACTGCTGAAAACTACGTTGTGGAGTGGAACAGCGCCTTCGAACTTAGCGAGTTGGACTTGGCTCAGGTGGAGCAGTTGCAGGTTCAAGCATCTCAGGGTAAGTTGGATTATATGACTGTTGATGAGGTGCGTGCAGAGAACAACCTTGACCCGTTGCCGGATGGTGAAGGCGAGAAGCTTAAGCAATCTAGTTTTGGGATGTTCGGCGAAGAGCAAGGAGAGGAAGGCAACAAAGAGCTTGCTAATGCAGACAAGTTTTTGGTTGTAGATTTGAAGGGTAGGAAACAACGTGTTAAGGGCAGTAATGGCGGTTCAAGACAGAAAAACGTGGATTCCAAAGGAGCTTAGCGAACACGGCTACTTCAGCGAATACGACATTTGGCACTACATCAGCATAAGCGACGGTCGCCGATGTGAGTACTGCGAGAAGTTGGATGGTCACGACTACTACGGCGACGAGCTGCGAAGCTTCTTCCCCGACTTAGAAATCAGGTCTCCCAACGTGATTGACGTTAACCTTCACTTAACGTTGTGGGGTAAAGACACTTGCAGGTGCAAGCTTGTCCGCACATTTATGCCGAGTGAACCTAAGTTTGTTCCTAAAATAACAATTTAAGGAGATGAAAAATTTTGCCTTTTGGGGAATATGAAAGCTTCGAGGAATGCGTAAAGAAAAACAAAAGTAAAGAAGACCCTGAAGCTTACTGCGCAGAAATCAAACGCCGAATAGAAGGAGATCAAAGGCGCAAGATCGGGTTTGACACCGCAACGTTAGACGATAAGATTCTTGTGGACGATGACAGCCACCTAGTTATGCCGGCTGTCATAGCCAGCGAAATAGTGCATCAGTATGAGGACGGGTGGGCTTACAAACCCGCTGGAGAACTTGAGAAGATGGCGAAAGTAGCGGGGGACATAGGAGCCGTGCCCGTTAAAATACTGGAGCACCCCGGTGCAGAATCAAATTATATGCTTACTAAGCAACGTGACGTGTATGGACGCGCGGAAAACTTCCAGTACGTTAAAAACCTTGTTGACCCGAAAACAGGGAGGCCCATGAGGCGGGGAATAAGAGCGGACATTCGATGGTTTAAAGACCGTGTTCCAGAAAAAGTGTTGAGCGAAATTCGTAACGGGCAGAAAAGAGATGTAAGCATAGGCTTCACATTTGACACTGACAACACGCCGGGCGTGTGGAGCGGGATAAAATACGATTACGTGCAACGTAACATTTTTTTGAACCATTTAGCTGCTCCCATTACGAAGGGTAGGTGTCCCGGTCCTATTTGCGGTATCGGTTTTGATGCGGGTTTGAAGTACGGGATGGATGAGGCTACGTTACAGAAGTGCCCAGTGTGTCGCAAAATTGTGGATGTAGGCGTGGAAATGGCGAGTAAACGCTTGTTCACACGGTACGGTAAAGACGTGCTTAAAATCTTAGATGGCTACGTGTTGCCGCGTTCTAAACCGCAAAAAACCAGTTTGGACAGGGATTTCCGAGAAGCCTTCAAAGAGCTAGAAGGTCACTTGCTAAAGTAATTGTATGTCACTAATAGTTCACGGTTACCGAAAAGGTAGAGTTCCAAGAAGATGATCTTGGTACACGTCGTCGGACGTGTCTAAACTAACTTGTTCTCGTGGCGAGACTAAACAAGCCAAAACAAAAAAGGAGAAAACACAAATTTCAATACAAGAAGCGACAACCGTGGAAACAACGGGAACACAAGCACAGCAAAGCAAAGAAGAATTTATGACCGCTTGCCTCGCAGACGGAACTTCGCGGGAAGTATGTGACGCACGTTGGGCTGCCGCTCACGAAGTAAGCCCTGAAGTACCCGCCGCCGCAGAAAGCATGGCCGGCACCGGAATGCCGTCAATGGGCGATCTTATTCGAGAAACCGAGATGCTACGCGCCAGAATACAGGTTCGAGAACGACAATTGAAACAGGCGATCGACATCGCAAACAAAGCAAACGACCAAAACAAAGCAAAAGACAACGCACAAAAAACAATGCTTGTCGGCAGCATCCAAATGGATAGTCACTTCAGCAAAGACGAGCTAACTAAAAAATCTTTGAACGAACTGCAAATAATACGTCTCACATTAGACAAGAGCATGGAGAAAACATTCGCCAGCGTCGCAGCGGAAATCGACGCAGCCGGACGCAAACGACAGCCACACCTCACTGCAGGCGCTTGGGACCAAGAGAAGAAACAGTGGGTAGGAGGAACCTAGTTTGGCTAGTGAAGCAGCTATGGTTAAACCAACTAACAAAATCGTGTTAGACAGTAAAGGACTCCACGTTCAAACGAAGAAGGTTGAAACCGCCACTAACGTGTATCCGGGCAG